ACGATAGTAGCACACACAACGCTATTATTAATGGTAAAGTAGGTTATACTGTTGGCAACGGATTAGAGGGCGAAGATATAGAAACTAAAAAATGGTTAAGCCAAGCTAATATAGACCAAGATTGGACATCTTTAATGAAGAGCTTATCGTTAGATTACGAGATATTTAATGGCTATGCGATAGAAGTAATCAAAACTAAGGTAGGAAATCAATATCATCACATAGATTTTGCCAATATTAGAGTAGGATTAGACGGAAGTTTACAATACGCAGACGATTGGATTACTGACAAAGGCACAAAAAACTCTAAGCCAAGTATTCAGTATTTAGAGAGATATAATCCAAGAGATGCAGAACAAAAAAGAGGTGTTATTTATCACGTTGATTATAGACCAAATTTAAAATATTATCCTTTGCCAGTTTATGTAGGGTCGTTGGCTGAGATTAAAACAGATGTACAGATTGGCGATTACTGGTTAAATGAGGTAGAGAATGGCTTTGTAGGTGGTACGTTAATACAACACAATAACGGAGTACCAGAAACCAAAGAAGAGGCAGAAACTTTTGAGAAAGCATTTCAAGAGAAATTCGGTAAAGCTACTGGCACTAAAATAGTACACTTATTTAGCCCAGCTAAAGACAATAGTAGCGAGATTACCAGTCTTAATGGTAATGACCTACACGAAAGATATGTAGAAATGTCCAAAAGGGTTAAAGAATCTATCTTTATTGGGCATAGAGTTACTAACCCTATATTGTTTGGAGTAAAAGAGGAGGGACAATTAGGAGCAAGAAATGAGCTTGATTTAGCGTATGAGATATTTACTAACACTTATATAGCTGAAAGACAAAATACGCTGCTTAGAACTATAAAGAAATTAGCTTTCTACGAGATACAGAGAACAGATATTGAAATTATACCTCTAAAACCGATAGACGCTATTGATTTAACTTCTGATATTATCTTAGCTAACCTTGATAAAGAAGAGATTAGAGAGCTTATTACTGAGCAAACTGGGTTGGAACTAAAGGAAGCTATTGAGGTATCTGATATCCCAGTAGAACCAATACAAACAGATAACCCTAACGAAGTTGTAGTAGAAAGCGTAGACGAAGAGAAAGAGCAAAAGGAAGCGTCTTATAATGGCGCTCAAATAGCCTCAGCACTTTCAATCGTAGAGCAAGTAAAATCTGGTATTCTTTCAGTTAGTCAAGGTAAAGCTGCTTTAATGGAGTTTTTAAGGCTATCAGAGGAGGTATCTCTAAAACTTTTAAAAGGAGATGACGAGTTTTTAACGCAAATATTTGAAAAAAAAATCCAAGACGGAAAGCCTTTATTTGATACAATAGAGGAGGCAGAGAGTGTAGCTCAGCAAATAGGTTGCGAAGGGTATCACGAACACGATATAGATGGAAAGACTTGGTATATGCCTTGCTCATCTCATTCAGAGATTAATGACAAGAATTTAGAGGGGTTTGATGCTATAACAAAATTTGAGACTTATAACGATTACCCAAAAGCAGCAAGTAGAAACGCACAGACTGCCCTAAATTGGGCTGAGAAAAACGGATGGGGTTCTTGCTTAGAGGCAACTGGAAAAAAAAGAGCCAACCAATTAGCTAAAAGAGATAATATAAGCCGAGATACGATAGCTCGTATGGCAGCCTTTGAACGTCATAGAAAGAACTCAAAGAAAAAGTTAGGCGATGGATGTGGTAGATTAGCTTGGTTAGCTTGGGGAGGCGATGAGGGGATTGCTTGGGCTAAGAAAAAGCTAAAGCAGATAGATGCTGGTAAGATGTGTTCTTGCAGTAGCTTTTCTAAAGACGAAAACATAAGCCACTTATTTAAAAATATAGGAGTATTAGAGAAAGATTACGAGGTAATAGATAGTTTCAATATTAATTTTGATACAGATGGTAGTCCTATTGAATTCGCTACTGACGAACAAGAAACAACGCAAGAAGTATTAAACGCTTTAAAGAACAATCCTTTAATGACATCGGTTGAGTTAGCTGCTTTGCTGGGATTAGAATTTGAGGAGCTTATAGGGGCTATAAATGTGCTTAAAACTGCTGAATTAATTACCATAGAGGGTAGTGCTTTAGGTTTGACAGATGTAGGAGCAAGAATAGCAGATGCAATAGTATTGCCAGAGAGAGAAGTAAAGTATAGATATGAGCTTAGACCAGATGCACCAGCTTTATCAGAGGGAGGAAAGTCGAGAGATTTTTGTAAAGATATGATGGGAATGGGGAGATTATGGTCAAAGCAAGAAATACAGACTGTGTTAGATAATGGTATGAAGTCAAGTGGCATAGCAGATGTTACTAATGTTTGGTTGGCTCGTGGTGGTTGGTATAGACGACCAGATACGACTACCTCAGTACCTTATTGCCGTCATATATGGAAACAAGTAATAGTTAGAAAAAGATGATTTTAATAGTTAGCCCAGCTTTTGTTAAAGAAAATAGTGTACTGCATTATAATGTAGATGATGGCTACTTAAAGCCGTTAATTGATAGTATTCAAAATACATTTATTCGACCTATTGTCGGTAGTGCTTTATTTGACGAGATACAAACACAAATAAAAAACAACAATGTTTCAACGTTAAACGAAACTCTTATTAAAGAGTATATGCGAGATGCGTTAAAATGGGAGGTATGCCACAAGTATACAAGGATAGGAACATATAAATTAAGAAATAAAGGAGCTGGAACTAAGTCTGGAGATAACTTTACTCCTCTAAGCGAAGGAGAATTAGTAGTAGCTAAAAGTATATACAAAGATAATGCAGATTTTTATAGACGAAAATTGCAATTATATTTGAAGGAGAATGAGGATAGCTACCCATTATATAAAACTCCTCCAAGTGGATTAGATGTAGTACACCCTGAACACGATACTAAATGGAGAAGTCAATTTATACTATAAGAAAGGAAGAGAAATTAAAGAAATATGTCGAAAAGTTTAACCATAAAGAACATAAGGACAATAATGGAGGGCATAAAGTCAGAACATCCACAAATCAACACAATCCTAAAAGGTAATATTTGGGACGTAGATTTAACAAAAGATGTTACTGGAAGCTACCTTATATATGACATTGTCAATATTACTCCTAATGGGTTTAACGGAATAGATTACTCTTTAGATATATTTTTATGCGATAATGTGACAGAGATAAACACAGAGTCAAACGAGGTAAGCGTACAAAACGAATGCTGCTTAATCGCTTTAGATATAATGAGCATATTTGAGAATTATAACAAGGCAACTTATGCCGACAAAGATTTAGCTTTGGTACTGAATAAGAACTGGAGCATACAACCATTCACAGAGAGATTTGATAGTCTTTATTCTGGAGCTGCGATTAGTATGTCGCTAAGTTCAGCATATGGCTACGCAAGATGTAAAATACCAATATAAAAAAAAATGACAATAACTGAACTACAATTATCAAGAAATGGACAGAAATATGTATCTGGAGATGTTACATTTACTGCTTCCGACAAAGTAGCTTATCTCGTAGTTAACGAAGATGCTACCTTTAGTAACCTAACCGACTTAAGCGATAACAACGTATTAACTGAAAGTGCCTTAACTGGTGCAACTCTTTCTGCTGGTATGATTATATCTGCCAAAAATGGTGGTCTTATGAAAAGGGTTAACGTATCGTCTGGAAGTGTTTTAGCTATATTTGGATAATGTATAGCTACGGATACCAATACGGAAAAAAAACTAAACGGATATCAGAAGGGCAACTGATATTTGATGGCTTTGTGGTACGCGTAGAAGCCGATGGCGGAGAAACAGAAAACAGAGAATGTGCTATTAACGATTTAAATGATTTAGTATGATAGATAAGGCAAGTTTAATACAAATACCAAGCGGATATAAAAACGGAAAGCTATACTCGGTAAAACCTACTCCAACGTATGGGAGTGAGTTGGTTGTAAATGGTGATTTTAGTAATGGAAGTACGGGTTGGAGTGATTTTGGCACACCTACAACATCGGAGCAATCTACCGATAGAGCATATCTTGGTAGTTATAGCTGGTATGTTTTAGCAAGTGTTTTTAGACAAGGTATTTTTTCTCTAAATAATTTTAGTTTAGTTAATGGTAAAACATATAAAGTTTCATTTTGGGTGTATGCAGTAGATGGAAATGAAATTTTGTCTGGAGTAACAAATTCAGATGCAACAGTTTTTACATCAAGAGTAGTAACGCAAGGAGAATGGAGTAATGTTGTATATTATATTACTGCAAATGCAAATTCTGCATCATACATAAGTTTATTATCATCTTCTTCTACATTAGAGTTTTATGTAGACAACGTATCTGTAAAAGAAATTACAAACATAGGCGACTTCACTTTCTCACGTTCATCAAGTGCAACGAGGGTAAATAGTGAGGGGTTGATAGAGGAAATGTCAACAAATGTTCCTCGCTTGGATTATAGCGATGCAAGTTGTGCGAGTTTATTACTTGAAGGACAGTCAACAAATTTAGTTACCTATAGCGAGGATTTTAGGTCAAATTCAAACTTTTCTACAAATGCACCAAATAGTATATTTGAAAGTGGATATTTAGCACCAGATGGAAGTTTAACGGCAACAAGAATAAATAGTTTTGACGGATATTATGTAGCACTTTCAAATTTAGGAAGTGGTGATGCAAGAAGTATGTATGTTAAGAGTGGAAATGGTCAAAATGGTAATGTTAATCTATTAGACAACAACTCACATACACATAGTTTATTTGAAGTAACAAATGAATGGAAAAGAGTTGAACTTGTTGGAAATGATACTTGGTTTTATATTGTTGATGGTAGGGGAGGAAGTTTAACTTTAGATGATGTTATTGTTTGGGGTTTACAGCAAGAAGATTTATCCTACGCAACATCCTACATCCCAACAAGCGGAAGCACAGTAACTCGCACCGCCGATGTCTGCAACAATGCTGGGACTTCTGCGACGTTTAATAGCACAGAGGGGGTGTTATTTGCAGAAATACTTAAAAAGCAAGATAATAATGATAATTTTATTTTAATTTCATTAAATAATGATGCAAGTAATTCTGCCGCAAATTCTGTCACGATAGGGTTTGATAATAGTGATAAATTTTTTTTTAGAGTTAAATCTCCAAGTGGAAGCTATACAAGTCAAACAATTTTATCTAACGAGAATCAGTTTTATAAAGTAGCATTAAAATATAAAAGTGGAGATATTGCTATTTGGATTGATGGAGTAGAAGTTGCAACATCTACTGTTTCATTTTTATTTGCTCAAACATTGGATAACTTATCCTTTGATTATAATGGTAATGGAACTTTACCTTTCTACGGCAAATGCAAACAATTAATAGTATTTAACGAAGCATTAAGTGATAGCGAATTACAAGCATTAACAAGTTAAGGGTAACAATTACGCATATAAAAAGAACAAGAGTAAAAAATGATATTTAAGAAATACGAATTTACAGATAGCCAATGGGCAACAATTAGACCAACTCTTTACAAAGAAGATGAGGAGGGGAATGAAACTTTGATACCAGAACTCAGTTCCATCGTTGAAATAGGACACATTTGCAAAGCATTTGATGAGGAAGGCGAATGCACAGATTTATCGCCGATGTATTCGGTTGATATGTTATTAAACGAAGAGGTTGAAAGTTTAGAGGATTATGAGGTTTATCCAGACCCAGTTGGCGTCCATACATTCGCTGGAGATAGTGCCTTATATTTAAAAGCTTACTGCATTAAATACCCAGAGAGTGAATTTTGTGTAGTGCCAGAAACTGAAGAGGAATAAATGAGTGTAATATCAAAAGCAAGTTTAGTATTAATACCGAGTGGCTACGGAGAGGATATACTCTATTCAGAAGTGCCGAATACTACTGCTGGAGATTTCACATTTACAAGGGCTTCGAGTGGCACAAGGGTAAACGCTGACGGATATATAGAAGATGTCCCTTGGAATGAACTTACTTATTCAGAGGATTTTTCAAACTCTTCTTGGGTAAAATCTAATGTTACAATAGGAACTTCAATACATACAAGCCCATTAGGTAATTCGCAAAAGGTTATAGGGAGTAACGATACTTTACTAAAGCTACTTTTTAAAAATAACATAATAACTCCTACAAAAACTATTTCAGCTTTGGTAAAGGCAGAGGGTTATAATTACGCAATTATTTTTACTGGAGGTGGAGCAAGGGTAGTTTTTGATTTATTAAATGGAGTTGTAGGGCATTCGATTGGAACTTTTCAAGATGCTTCCATAAATTCACAAGGTGACGGATGGTACATTATTTCT